TTAAAGTCAAGAATACCGTTCTTTTCATATGACTTGGTAAGGTCAGTTTGTGTAGAATCACCGCAGAAAATAATCTTGCAGTTATCACCAACTCTGGTAATTATACTATCAAGTTCATGGAAATTCAAGTTTTGCATCTCATCAACTAGAACAATGCAGTTATCCATGGTTGTGCCACGAATAAACGATGTACTCCAGAAAGAAATGGTTTCCTGAGTCTTCAGATTACCATAGAGCATATCGAAGTCTGCATCGGTAGGCATCTCGAACATGTACTTAACCATGTTCTTATATGGAATCTGATACAAGGCAGCCTTGTCATCATGATCTCCAGGGAGGAATCCAATCTCTCTAGTAGAGACAAGAGATCGAACGATGTAGAGTTTTTCGTATGGAGTGTTCTCATCCAAAACATCACAGAGTGCCTTATAGAGACTGATAAAGGTCTTACCAGTACCTGCAGCACCATATGCAAAGATGTTCTTACCCTCGTCGTAATCCTTAAAGAGTTTCTGTTGATTCTCCGTCAAAGGCTCAATGTCAACCAACATGTCACTGTTGATTGGTTTTTTACGACGCATCTGTTTTGCAGTCATTCCCACTCCGATGGGATCTTCCTGATTTCTCTTCCTTCTTGCCATAATTCCTTACATGAGTTTTTGACGGTTTGCACCAGCTTTTTCAGCCTTTTTCAGGACTTCTTTCCATCCTGGGTTACGATTATGTAGTTTATCTTTCCATTCACCAACTTCACCAAAGCTGGGAGCATTATCTGGAGTGTAGTATCTCTCCCAATCGGGATTATCTTCACGCCACTGATCCCAGTCGTGAATACTCATCTTCACTTCTTTGGTTTCACCAGTCTCTTTGTTTCTAACAGGATACGTTGCCATTACACCCACTCCAATGCTTCAGATACAGTTGGGAACTGTTCCATAAAGATCTTCTTACATGCTTCTGCAATCTCCATATGTTCCTTTTGAGTACCGTTAGCAGACCTCAGAGAAATATAATGGATCCACGAACGGCAAGAGCCCGTCATGTAGATTCTAGTTGGCGTGCAGAGAGGCAACACCATGCGAGCACACTCTTTTGCCACACCATGACCAAGCATTTGTTGATACAGTGCCATTGAAGAATCAAATAGAGTCTGCATCTGCATCTCTAACTTTTGAACAACGAACGGATCCAAATCATCAATACTGTTCTGACGATTCTTGGTGTCCTGACGACGGAGTTCTGGGAGAGGGATCGCCTTTGCGAGTAGGGAAGAATCAGCATAACGTTGCGAAAACTCTTGATATGTGAACGAACGGTGCCTCAGTATTTGAGCCGCTATAGCTCTAGTAGTTTCAATCTCCAAGGTCATTGTAGATTGTTCAAACACACTCCAGTGGTTATGTTTGATGCAATACCGAAGCAAACCAGAATAATTTTCATTATCTTGGTTTGCTGGATTAGACACACGAGCAATATATGCCATGGTCTGTTCTGCGTCAGGAGTGACGCTTACAAGTTTAGCAGTCATTTAATTCTCAATCAGGGTAACCGTCGTCATCATCCCTACCTTCATAAAAACCAAATTTAGGTTTTTCACTATCAAGGTAAGAATTTGTGTCCGAATAAACTTCAGATTTTAGAGCCTCTACCAAGAGCTCTAGATTTCTTACAATCAATTTGAGTTTTTCTTTCTCCATAATTATACCATATTAGAGGTGATAATTGAAATTGATAACACACCTGCGGAGACTATCAGTACATGTAGTTCCTGTATGTTTTTCGTTTGAATCGAAAACTAACAAACGGTTTTCAATGCTTTCGACTTCCAATCCATTCTCAAAAATAGTTTTACCGTTGTTACTATTTACATAATATATGGCAGTGTTGCAATCGTCAACGTCAGTGTGAAAAGGATGTTGTATCACCTCTGGAGTACGAAGATGCATATTTGCTTTTATTCGCACTATAGAAACGGGATTTAGAGTCTGAATAATAGCACCAAGTCTATTAAAGTCAGGATATGGTTGAAAGTGATTATAGAAAATTTTAGTGAATTGATGATACCCGTCTCCAGGTACAGCAACTCCATCCAAAAAAGTCCATTGAATCTCTCTACCTAACATAAAATCCTGCAGATCTTTAAATTGATCCACAGGAAGAAAGTTATCAATTATTTGGTGCCTCATAATCAGCAGGATGATACTTCAAAAACTCCCAGAAAGTCATTTTCATTTCCTTCTCGGTCATTCCACAGTGATTAGCTGCCTGTGGAAGATTCATCTTCACTCGGAATAAAGCTTGATTCGCTTCCTCCACTAATTGTGGAGTTGTTTTGACCCTCGTAGGAATCAGTTTGTTGTAGTCCGAAGTTTTCATCATCTAAATCCATATAATCTTTGGTAAGGTTTGAAATAACACTCTCAGATCCATTTACTCGATGAATCTCAAAGATGTTAGATTTCATATACTTCTTGAGTTTTTTGTACCTCTTCAGTACTTTACCAAACTCTTCAGCATTGACATCAACTTTAGCTTCACTCATTTTTTCTTAGCCTTGTCTCGTTGTTGGGATCCCCAGAGTTTAGGATTAACCCTACCCTCTGTCTGTGTCATATTGATTAGATCATGACGATAAAGATCCCAATAATGATCAAAAATGTCCACTCTTTTTGGTGCTACCACAATATCAAATTTAGTAATACCATCCTGAAGGTATTCCACCAAATATGCAGTATATGGTAGAGATCGGTCATCACCAAGACTGGCATCACAATCTTGGTGAATAATTCTCACACCTTTCCCCATCAGGAACGACCTCCCCAGCGAATATCGGGATAAGCTTCAGAAACTAGTTCCTTAGTAACTTTATACTTAGTACCCAGAGCTTTGTCCTTAACAAGGATAAGGATCTCTGCTTCTTTGACGTGAAGAGTTTCAAGAAGATTGATAAACATGCTCTCACGTTTGATTTTGTTCAGGGCATCATTACCACCCTTAACAAAGTTGAAGAATGTGTCAGCACGATTACGAATCGTAGTCCGTTGAGGAACTCCTCGTTCTGGATTTGCACCCTGATCACCATCTAGAGGTTGGAAGGGTACTTCACCAGGAGGAAGCATGGAAATAACTGTCTCATCAAAGTTCCAAATGAACAGAGACTTCAGAGCATTATCTCCATGTTGTTGAAGAATAGAAATCTTTTTGGCTTTAGTCCTTTCAGCATCAACAGCATCAAGGATCTCATGAACCAAAGGATTGGGTGGCAGTTCCACCTTTTTGACTGCCACTGATTTGGGTTTGGTCGTTGTTTTGCGAGTAGTTGTACTTTTAGCTCGCGTCGTCGTTTTCTTCGTAGTCGTCATACTCATTCTCAAATCTTACAGCTAGAATTTCATCAGGCAGAATATTACCATTCTCATCATACATTTCAGGATGGAGGGATGGCATTGTTTGGGAAGTTACAAACAGATTATTCTGTTGGGCTAACCAGCCAATTATACCACCAATCATCAAAAACATCACGCTCATCATTACGAAAATTGCGATGATAGAAGCTTCCATTTTTCTTCCTCCGAATTACTTGTCTCGAATGTCAAGTGATACTTGGAAAAAGAAATGGTACTCTTTCTTAAAGAGGGCAATTAACTTTCCAAAGCTCACTTCCCAGGTCTTTGAATGTTCCTTAGGCTTCGGTTCCCCCCTTAATAATAATTCCACACCTTTATTTATGTGGATGTCCTTACGTTCCACTAGAAAACCCTGTGCTCTTTCAAGTAAGCAACTGTCTGATTACAGTTACCAATATACTTGCCCTCAAGTTCCACCTGAGGGAAAAGATTTTTACCTGGGAATTTCTCTCTGAATTCTTCTTCAGTATAATCAACTCCCAAGATTTTTTCTTCGTATTGCTTACCAAGAAGGTCCATGACCATCTTAAGCTTTATACACAAAGAACACTTTGGTTTTCCATAAATTGTGAACATAAGACTACCTCTAATTTGTCCCAGTCCTCCCTGAAAACAATAAATCCAGTTGTGGAATCTGGGTGTATTTGAATCGTTAGATATGAATCTAAGATTATCAT